AGAAAGTGATAGCACTTATTATTATCCTTTACAAAAAATAATGGAGAAAATAAATTATCAAGATGATGATTTAGACATTACACCAGAGTTACAATTGTTTCATGATGAGTTCACAAGGGCATTTACATTGATTGAATTAAATGGAATTGGAGTCAATACAAATATTATCTCTACCTTTGGTCATCAAGTAGCTCAATACATTTATGATAAAAAATTATATCAGAATTATAATTTCTTCACTACTACATCACGGCCATCCAATAGTATTCATAATTTAAACTTTGCTGCCTTGACACCAGAACATAGGAAATGTTTTTCGCCATTAAATAATGTTTTTATTGAGTTTGACTTTGATGCATATCATCCAAGATTAATTGGTGATTTGATTGATTATAATTTTCCTAAAACATCAGTACATGAATATCTATCTGATAAGTATGGTGTGGATTTAGATAAAGGTAAGGGTAAAACATTTCAATATCTGTATGGTGGTATTCCAAATAATGTGGCAAACAAAGTTGAATTCTTAGGTATAACCAAAAAACTCATTAGTGAGATGTGGATTGAGTTTAATGATAGGAAAAAAATAAACTCACATATTTATAATAGACCTATGAAAGATGAGAATTTAGAAAATCTAAATGCTCAGAAGTTATTTAATTACTACATTCAATCATATGAAACGGAACGAAATGTTAAACTCTTAATGAAACTACACACATATTTATTAACAAGAAAGACAAAAATTGTTCATTATAACTATGATAGTTTTTTATTTGATTATCATAAAGATGATGGAGTAGAAACATTATATGATATCAAAAAAATTCTCGAACAAAACAACTTCATCACCAATACCAAAGTCGGTAATAATTACGGAGAAATGAAGAATTATGAATTCTGATTTAAATTCAATATGGCTTGATTGGAGAGCTAAAGTTCCTACTGGTGTACCTAATCCAAGTAATGCTTATCATTTGGCATTGTTGAAAGAATTATGTATTGCAAAAGGTATTGATAAAGATATTATTGATAATGTCATGTTAGTAATGGAAAAAGATGGTGGTGGTTTAGATGATAAAGAAAAAGAAAAGGCAAAAAGAAAAGGTTTAGTATCTAAAGGTTATGGAAATTGGGGACCTGAAGATGGAGATACAACTCATAAAGCACAAGATGGAAAATTAGTACCAATTGGTGATGCTGATGATGATGAAGAAGAAGATAAACCAGAACCAATGGAAATAGATCCTGAAGGTGGGTTTGGTAAGGAAGATGATGAAGAAAAAGAAGGTGATGGAAGAAACATAAGTGATGAGAATCAAAAGATAATTAATGATTTTGAGAAAAGAGTAAGTGATAGAAGGGATTCGCTAAATCCCAATCAACAAAAATTAGTTGATGAAGCTCTTGATAAAGTTAAGACTTTGTATGATGATGATGCTTCAGAGGATGAACAAAGAGAAGCCGCTCAATGGTTAGTTGATAATGCTGGTTTCGCAACCAACGAAAATAGAAAAAAAGCTTATATGAATAAATTGGGTGGCAATAGAAAAATTATATCTGGTGATGCTGGGACAAAGAAATCTGAGAATTTAGTTGCTAAAGTATCTTCTTTAGTTGAACTAAAGACATTTGACGCTAAATCAGTTAAACAAGGATTTACTACGGCAGCTAAACCAGATTTAGGGAAAGAAAACGAAGTTAAACCATCACAAGATGAAAATGTTGCTCGTTACTTTGAGAGTCATCCGATACTACAAAAAATAAGACCAGGACTACATGGTTTATTTGGTGTAAAAGGTGAAGATGGAAAAGTTAAGATGCCAAGTAGTGAACACTCAAGGGATTATTTAGAACAGAGTATTAACAATCCAGCTCTACAGAATACAATTGATTTCGCGAAAGAACAAGTTAAAGCTGGTAATGTGGATAAAGGTGTTTTGACAGCTTTGGAAAGTCATCAAAAAACAATGACAAATATATTAGAAAATTATGAAATACCAAGTGAAGAGGCCTCCCAAGCAATAGCAGATAGTTATAATTCCTTGATGATTGGTTTACAAAAATCTGATGATGAGATTGCAAATTCAATAATGAAACAACTTGCTGAAAATAATTTATATGAACAAGAATTGGCTGCTGGTGAAGAAGTTTATTTACCATCTGCTGGTAATTTTCCAGCTGGAGATAAAATTAAGGGTGGTACTTTGGAGAAAGTTTCATTGATTAGTTGTAAGTTTGGTAAAGAGGGAAGAATTTATGGATGCCCAGCAAATTCAAAAACAATATGTGAGTTACATCAAGATGAATCAAAACAAAACAATCAAGGACAATATCTTGGTGAAGATGGATATACATTGTTGATAAATGATAATTTAATAAAAGGAAAGGATAAAGGTGAAACTAAATCAAAGACAAAGAATTTTATAGAAGAAACTCTTAATGAGGTTAATTTAGGAGATACATTTTCAGAAGAAGAAATTATAAAAATCAGTACAATAACTGCTGATTATATGGAAGAGATAGATAGGATAAAAAAAGAAGTTTCTGATGCTAATCCGCCAGATAAAACTGCTTATTGGAAATTATTTTCTCAAAAATTAAAAGAAATAGAAGGTGATTATAAACAAAGACTTGGTGAAGTTGTAACTGTGGAACACGCAGCTGCTTTAATTGGTGAAAATAATGCTAAAAATTTAGTTCAAAAAGGTGGGGTTAAAGTAGAAGCTCTTATGTCTGCTATTGAGATAGCTAATAATATTAGAACCAATGAATCACTAAACGACTTAGAACATAATAAACAATTTTATGATGAAAATGGAGAACCAAACTTTGTAACATCAAAGGGAACTCAAAATCCTGATGATTATTCAATAACATTTAGAACAAAAAGAACTGCTGGTAGAACAGGTGGTGGTTGTCAGTTGTCATTTACTGGTGATGGAAAACCTGCACCAGTAGATTTAACAGATGATGGTGAGGTGATTGATGCGAAAACTGGTGAGGTTAAGGAAGTATAATGAAAACTCAACTACTCTGTACATTCACGACTCAACATAATCTTGAACAATCTATTCGTGACATAACAAAACATTTTAAAATCGTTTTTGATAAGATTTATGTATTACAAAACGAAGATAAACCAAAAGAATTAATCTGTACTTATAATGTTGACCAAAGTGATGATATAGATTTTAATTTAGTCAATAATACTATTTCACTACATAGAAAGAAAATAACCAACACATTATATACAATCAATGCACTTAATGAACTAATCAAGACAATTAATAATGGTGTATTAGATACGACTTATCAAGTACCTTGGGATGTGTATAAAAACATGATATTAATTTCAAACAAAGATGGGTTGTCAAGAATACCCACACGGATACTAAAGATTATAGATTTATAAATGGTTTCACCTATATATTTTTTTACCAGAAGTGGTTGTGTTTGGTGTACAAAGATGCAACCATCAATCGAACAAATCAATACTACTTTGTCTGATGAACAAAAAATACAAATTCTAAATATAGATGAAGAAAAATCTAAAGTAATATACGATAGTGTTGTTCGTATGAATAAATTACAAAATATAGTCCCCCTGATGTACAACTCAAATATAGGAACAACTCTTTTGGGTTATAAAGATAAAAAAGCTATTCAGAAGTTCTTACGGGCAGAACCAACTAAAGAAGTAAAACCATTAACTGCTATGCCGACCTTTAATATTCAACAATCAAATAAAAAAGACTTTGAAATTTGGAAAAAAGATGTTATATTATGGTATGAAAAAAATAAAAACGATTTGCCATCTAATGTCATACCTAAAGAACGAATGATTGATATGGTCTATACTCAGTTTATGGCATATCGAACAAAGCCGAAAACCATTGAAGATAGGTTAACTGCTTTAGAAGAAAAAGTTGAAAAATTATTAAAAAAATAACTTGGAATTTTAATAAAAAATTCGTATATTATATAAATTGGTTATCTACAAATTTTACTTTCGTAATATTTATAGAAAACAATAACACATAAACATAACTATGGAGAATAAACATGGATATTGATGCTATAAAAAGCCGTCTTAATCAGTTACAAAACACAACCACAAACGCGTTTTGGAAACCACAACCAGGAAAATCACAAGTCAGAATTGTTCCTTATACACATGATAAAAACAATCCCTTTAGCGAATTGTTTTTTCATTATAGTCTTGTTCCTAATAAAACCGTTCTTTCACCATTATCATTTGGTCGACCAGATCCAGTTCAGCAATTTGCTGACAAACTGAAGTCAAGTGGTAATAAAGATGAATGGATTCAAGGGAAAAGGATTGAACCTAAAATGAGAACATTTGTACCTGTAATTGTTCGTGGTGAAGAAAACGAAGGTGTAAAGTTTTGGGGTTTTGGTAAAACAGTTTACCAAGAACTTTTAGGTATAATCGCAGATCCTGATTATGGTGATATCTCTGATGCATCTACTGGTAGGGACATTGTTGTCGAAAGACAAACACCTGCCGAAGCTGGTAATCAGTATGGTAAGACCACTATTCGAGTTAAACCAAACCAAACTACTCTTTCAGAAGATAGTGAACTTTTGGAAAAACTTTTGAATGGTCAACCTAATATTGGTGAACTATATAGTGAACCAACCTATGACGAATTGAAAGAACATCTTTCAAATTTCTTAAACCCATCGGATAATGATGAAGGTTCAAAACCTGAACCTGAAATGGTTACTACTGAAGCATCTTCTAATGTAGAAGATGATTTTGATAAATTATTCAATTCATAATTCCCGCGGGCACGATGGGGGCGGTTTCCTCCTTTCTCCGCTCCCATCTTTAAAATAGGAGAAATTAATGTCAAATAGAGATGAACTGGCTGAAGTTTTAGCTGGTGAACTTAATAAACAATTTAAATCCCATCAAGTAGCATATTTTCTTGATGGTGTTCAAGATACACCAACAGATGTTACCGATTGGATTGGAACAGGTTCAACATTGTTGGATTTAGCAATATCAAACAAACCACATGGTGGATTAGCTGCTGGTAGAATTACAGAGATAAATGGTTTAGAGGGAAGTGGTAAATCACTTATTGGTGCTCACGCACTTGCTTCTACCCAAAAGAAAGATGGACTTGCTGTCTATATAGATACCGAGTCTGCTGTATCTGCTGAATTTTTACAAGCAATTGGTATTGATACTGATAAAATGTTGTATGTTCATTTAGAAACGATAGAAGATATTTTTGATACAATTGAAACAATCGTTACAAAAATTCGTGAATCAAGTAAAGATAAATTGGTTACAATACTCGTAGATAGTTTGGCTGCTGCTTCCACTAAAGTGGAAATGGATGCTGACTTTGACAAGGATGGTTGGGCTACTTCAAAGGCAATCGTTCTGTCAAAAGCTATGAGAAAGATTACACAACTTATTGCTAGACAAAGAGTGTGTTTAATCTTTACCAATCAGTTACGACAAAAACTTGGTGTAATGTTTGGAGATCCTTGGACAACAAGTGGTGGAAAAGCATTACCATTTCACGCTTCTACTCGTATTCGATTAAAGAATATGGGACAAATCAAAGATACTAAAAAAGATACTATAGGTATTAAAATCAGAGCTCAAGTAATTAAGAATAGATTAGGTCCTCCATTAAGGAGTGCTGAATTCCCACTTTTCTTTGATAAAGGTATTGATGATTTTGGAAGTTGGTTAGGTGTAATGAAAGACCACAAATTAGTCAAACAGGCTGGTGCTTGGTATACTTTTACTGATCAAGATGGTAAAGACCATAAGTTTCTATCAAAAGATTTTGGTTCATTACTCGCTGATGTAGATACACAAAAATATATTTATGATTCTATCTGTGAAAAGATAATTCTAAAATATGATTCTGGTCAATTAGGTATAGATGATGTTACTACAGACGAAGAGTTTGCGGATGAGTAATGAATATGATAGGAATTTATTAACAAAACGATTTTATGACTACGAAAATGATATTGAAACCAACCCTACAACACGAAAACTTAATGACCATGTTTTAGTTGTAGATGGTTTCAATACTTTTATAAGAGCATTTAGTGTTAATCCATCTTTGAATGAAGATGGTAGTCATGTTGGTGGATTAGTTGGTTTTCTAAAGTCAATTCGATTCACTATTAATAAATTCAAACCAACCAGATGTGTAATTGTCTTTGATGGGAAGAATGCATCTAAATCAAGACAAAAAATATATCCACAATATAAAGCTGGTCGTAAAGTAAGAAGTAGATTAAATCGAATGGTTGATTGGGTAGGTGGGCCACATGATGAAGGTGAGTCAATGAAACTTCAACTCACTAGGTTAGTTGAATACTTGGAGTGTCTACCCTTAACTATATTATCTCTCGATAATCTCGAAGCTGATGATGTTATAAGTTATATCTGTACCTCTACATTAAAAGATTCAAAGTGTACTATTATGTCAGCAGATAAAGACTTTTATCAGTTGGTAGATGATAGAGTTCAATTATATTCACCAACTAAAAAAATAACTTATGATAGAGAATTAATAAAAAAAGAGTTTGGAGTTTACCCACAAAATGTATTAACTTGTAGGGTTGTGGATGGAGATAAATCAGATGGTGTACCAGGTGTAATGGGAATTGGTGTTAAAACTTTAGTAAAAGAATTTCCTGTCTTAATAGAGGATAAATATTTTGATACTAAAGATATGTTGGATTCTGCTAAGTCAAAATCCACGAGAGTATCGGATATGTTGGTGAAAAACGAATATATAGTAAAGAGAAATTATGTATTAATGCAATTACAAAATCCTAATATAAAAAATCAGACTAAATTGAAGATAGTAGATACGATTAATTCTTTAGCACCCAAGTTAGTTAAATTTCAGTTACAAACATTGTTCGTAAAGGATAAATTATGGGGACAAATACCAAATTTTGATAATTGGTTGACAGAATTTAATATATTAGACCATTATTGGAAGAATAAGAAATGAATAAGACTAAAAAAATATCAGAATATGGATATTCCTTTCAAGTCAAGTTTATTGTTTGTTTAATTACAGATAAATTATTCTTAGAACAAATTGTAGATATATTAGATGGTAAATATACCAGTAATGATGCTTTTCGTTGGATTATAAATGAAATAAGAGAATATTATAATGAATATAAAGATACCATTACGATGGAAGTCTTTAAGATTAAAATTCAAGAGATAGATTCTGATTTACTCGTGGTTAATGTCAAGGATGTGTTAAAACAAGTGTTTCAAAATATGGAAGCGACAGACCTTGACTATGTTAAAGACAAGGCATTGGATTTTCATAAATCACAAGTATTAAAAGATGCCATAGTCAAGTCGGCTGAGATTTTGGAACGAGATGGTGATAGTGATGAGATAAAAAGTTTAATCGATAGTGCTATGCAAGCTGGTGTTGAGAGAAATTTAGGTCATGAGTATTTAGTGGACATTGATGCAAGATATGAAGAGTCGGCTCGTATCACATCACCAACA